ATGTACGAACCTGTGTCAATAAATGTTTCAGTTGATTCTGCCTCGGAGGCAAGTTGGGTGTACTCATCTCCAATCTCTTTTACTATTTCTTTTAAAAAATCCATAATGATTTACTCTTGTTTACATTCTACCACATTCCATAACAAATTACCAGCGATTGATATTCTTGGTTCGTCTGTGTTATAAAATGGATACACTTGATGATGTAGTGTCGATGGAAATAACATCATCATTCCCTCTCTATCTGGACTCATGAATATAGGATATTCTACTGTATGTCCTAGTATATTGGAATATGTGAATTGAAAATCAGATGCGGCCTTTGAATGAAATGGTAGGTTATGTTGTTCCTTATGATGTGTAGGAATCTTCATCCAAATTACAAATGAAGTTATGCCATCATGCATATGTTCTGGATTGAACTCTGTTTGATATTGATAGTTTACCCACCAATTAAGTTTCAAAGATGGTTTTAATTTACCTTTGATTGACTCATCAATATCTACAGGTGGTTCGTAGTTTCTGGGATCTTCTTTTATGATTTTATTTGTAAGTGGCCCTACAATTTTATCTCTGAACCAATTATTGACATCTTTTAGTCCTAAACTACCAGATATATTTCCAGCAAGTCTATGACTATAATCATTACTATTGTCTACATTATCCTTTTCGGCCTGTTTAATACAAGACCAGAGATAATCCATGACTTCATCAGATAATTTTGTTTGGTATAAAGGAATATTTGGAAAATGCCATGGTTCCCATAATACTTCTTTTGCCTTAGGCATCTTTATTCGGATAAAAAACTTGAACGAATGACTCACACTTAGGGCATGAAAGATTAGTCACTATAGAATACTCATCTTCACAATGATAATCCTCTCCTGAGAAATCTGATCCCCATATGAGTTCTGTATTGCAGTGCCAACAATTCATTTCTTGAACACTCCCAATTTTGCTAAGACATATACAGATAGTATAGTCCAGAATACAACTTCTAATCCTACGTTATTCATTAGATACCTACCAGTTTTCTCTGTCTTTCAAAGTAGTTATGCAGCAACCATGAACTACTGTTCTTCTTATCGGTTCCACCGATACCGAACTCCATTTCAACTCTCGGATCATTACCAAATTTATCTGTCTCTGGTGTATTGTCTGATCCACGATCTCCACCATTGGCAAAAACTACAGTTTGTGCAATCTCCAAACATGCAGAGATGGCGTTACAAGCAGAACCATGTTCATCATCTTCTACAGTAATAACAGCATCAACCATATCTAGATGCCTTATAATTTCGGCGCGTTCCTTCCATGATTGAAAGTATTGTCCTTTCTTTTTAGTCAACCATTCTTCGGTGTTTAATCCTACTACAAGATAATTAGTAAGTTCTCTTGCTTGCTCAAAGTAAGCAATGTGGCCACTATGAAGAGGATCAAAACCACCTGTGACCAGAGTAAGGATTCTTTTCTTAGTCATCAAATTCTCCTTTTCGTGCTAAGTATACTTTAACATCATTATACTGTGTTTCCATACTTTTTGCAAACCAGTTGGCAGGATCTCTAGATTCAAAGACTTTCATCTGTGTATCAGAGAATATGCCATCATCTGTCCAGCATACAATGTAACGTGTCATGAGAAGAAGGATTCAAGTGTATTCTTGCGTTCGGTCTCCCAACCGATGCAATCAAGGATAACCTTTACAGGTTCTAAAAAAGCTTTGTTGAATTGTAAATCATAATCAACATACTTATGTAGGTCTAATTCTTTAGGGAAATCTTGAATGAAAGATATGACATTTTCGTGCATCCAGTTAGGCGTCTTTAGATAACAGAATTTAATTTTCTCTCCATTCTGTATCGCAGAATATTTGTGTTCTAATTTATTTTTATGTGTGTAGTGATTATAAAGTATAGCACCTCTAACATGTATGGGGCATCCTTTCTGATACATGTCAGATGGTGATTTCCATTTCTCCACATTAGATACTGTTCGAGGAAAAGCAACTTCTTCTGGTGGTAATGATGTAAATTCTTTTCTACATTTCTCAATGTAATCTATAACCTCATCTTCTGTGCCGTTCATCAGTATCTTAAATGCATCTTTCAACATTGTTCTGCATGGTGCAGGGGTTGAAGTCTTGATTGCCTCAATACCCATAATTTTAAGTTTGGCATCTTCGTATCGAACACCTTCACTGTCCCACACATTTAAAATATATCTTTTCTTTGCTGTCCATATACCAGTTGAAGCGATATTCTCCCGCTTCATGATCATTTTTTGATCGTAGGCGTTAACGTAGTCTGCCAATTCTTGGTAAGAACTTTCAATATAAGGCTCAAGTTCCATTTCACAGACCTTGTTAAGGAACCCGACAATGCCTTCAGTAGTTTTTTCTCTTCCTTTGTATACAGCCTCGACCAGATCACCCATATGCAAATAGATAGAATCAGTGTCACTAGCAATAACATAATCTTTACCCTCCGTTTTTAGAATTTTGTTCATCTTTTGATTCATTTTGTTCTCTATCCATCGGATTGAGACTTGTCCTGACAGTGTGATTGCTTCTGCGTTTGCTAGTTTATAATAGCGGAAGTATTGATTACCAATCGCACCATAGGCAGAGTTGAGAGCAATCTTCTTAGACATCTGGACATTGTTGCATCTTGCAATCTCTTTTTCAAGATCTTTAGTTGGTGTCTTTTCATACTGTTTCTTTGCTCTAATCATTCTCTTTTTGAAGATGACACGTTCGTTGTACATCTTCTCCATCAGTTCTGGTAGAAATCCTTTTTTATCTTTACGGTACATTGCACCATTGGCGCAGACAGCAAAGTCCTTATACAATTCAAATGTATCTTCTTGACTTAACATTCTATCGACATTAGTGCTTGGGTGTTTCTTCTCTTGTAGTGTCTCTGGAGAGATATTGTATTGCATAATCAAATGCGGATACAGTGAGTTCAAATCAAAAGATACCACCCATTCATATCTACCAGGCTTAGGTTCTTTCACATATGCACCAGCGTACTTTGCATCTTTAGAATTACGATCCTTCTGTGGGATCACAATATTTTTCTTCTTTAGATAGTTGTAGATAATTGCATCCCATGTGCGAACTTGAAAAGCAACATCACTGAAGTTGATTTTCGCATCATAGGCACGAGTGCAACAGAGATCAATCAACTTTAGTTTGTCCTCAAGACGATCTACCAGTTCAACGTCAACTATGTTATAGTCTACAAATTTTTGCCAGTTTTTAGTATAGAAATCACGGAATGTATCATATTCACTGTGGTCTAATTTTTTCTGACCCAGTTCCATCATGGCAATATGATCCAATTTAAAACTCTCTTGGTTAGGAGTTGCTGGAGATTTCTTGTATAGATCGAGGTAATCAATTACAGAGATGCCTGCAATGTCATATACGATATTTGGTCTACCATGTATTGTGATTTCATTACGTCTACAGATACCCCAAGGTGACATTCTTTTGGTATACTTCTCACCCATCAATCTTTCCATCCTACCCATAAGATAAGGAATATCATACATTTCACAGTTCCACCCTGTAATGACCTCAGGCGTGTTCTTTGTCCACCAATCTACAAATCTAGTGATCAATCCTTCTTCACTATGACAATCAATATAGATGTGATTCTTTCGTTGGGGATTTTTTACATATGGTCTTGATCCAAATGTAATAATTCTCTTTGTTGCATAGTCTTGTATTGTTATAAGAAGTAATTCTTCTGCAACATTAAAGACATCGGGGAAGCCATTCTCTGCAGCAACCTCGATGTCAATAGTAATTAATTTAATTTTGTTTAGATCAAAATTAATTTCTGATTCTGGATATTCTTCAGAGATGTATTGATGAACATATCTCTCATTGCCATATACATTGAAGTTTTGTACCTGTGAATACTTATCTATGAACTCTCTACAATCTTTTATAGTGCCTGGTTTTACAGGATCAACCAATTGTCCATCAAGTGTTTTCCATTTACTTCTTTTTCTTTTAGATGGCACAAAAAAAGTAGGGCGAAACTCAATCCTATCTTCAAAATGTCTTCCATTGTCATACCCTCTGACCAGCATATTGTTACCGATCTGAAAGACATTTGTGTAAAACTTCATTCTGTAGCTAGTTTCAAGTAAGAATCCACCAATGATTTGTGTGGTTCAACTAATGTTAATATTTTATCAGAACACATCATAATGTCAACATCATCAGTTACATTCGCCAACCAAGGAGAAATATTATCTCCATCTACTTTGTATGGTGATGTTAATTTACAATCTGGTTGACCAATATCTAGAGCGGCGACCTCTTCTATTTGAGATATAAGTATCTCCCCACTAACCAATACCAGTATTTTAATTTCCTGTTCCATTCATTCTAGCCTCATAAGATTCTTTGACCATTTGTTTTGGTTCTACTATTGCAACAACCCAACTAGGATCAATAGATATCTTTTTTTCATCAGATAAAGGCATGAAAGGATAGTATTGCACACTATATTTTGTTTCTGAATCTTCTTTACCTTCTGTAAGTAAAACAGGTTCTTCAATTAACTTACAACAATAGGCGTTTTCAAGAACAATAAAGATAGGTTTATCATTCTCATCTACTAATTCCTTTACATCTGCTATAACTTCTTCGTTTGATTTTAGTAGAACTAATTTTATAGACATTGCATCTTATTTAGTAATAAAGAGGGAGGTTGGATTCCTGTATACCAACAAATAACGGGCATTACTACAGTAGTAAAAACGTTATTGCCTGAGACCCGATTGGTTGATCGGTTCTTCTCACGAAGCAGCACCACCTGTGTCTCATCACCTTAACCAGCAGTTGCCAGTAAGTTTATTCAGTCACTCCCATGTTGCGTCCAACAAATATAGTATGACATGAAAAAGGGGGTTTGTCAACCCCCTGTGTATTATTGAAAAAGTATTTTGATATTACACCACTTGGCGTAATGAATTCCTCGGTAGCAGAGAAGTGCAAACACCTCATCTGGATCGTGGATTTCTGGATCGAACTCTGGAACTAATGGATGTTCCAATGTGAATTTAATGTTAAACATTTCTCTTTACCTCCTGTAACATATTTATGTTTGGAGATCCTGACATTAGGTATAATGTACTACAATCTTAATGTTTTTTACCAATTTATCACCTCTCCATAGGAAATATCTCCAGCTATCATGCACCTACCACCAACATCAGAGTCAGGAACGTAGTGTGTTTGATGTCCGCCAAACATTATTAATCTTCCTTCTGTAACTTGTATTGATTGTTCATCTATAATTAAGGGAGCGCATCCTTCTGGTGTTCTAAGATAGTATCCAAAAGATAAAGCAAAGGGAAAATGATTATGTGGAACAGTGCCGTAACCATCACGATATACCATTCCCCAATAGTCGGATATTTTAAATTTTTTAGAGTCAGAGGGACTTACGTTATATGCTGAGTTAGTCCATTTAGAAAATTCTTTAACAGATTCTAATAGTAAAGACTCTATCCAACCAAATAATAAATTATGTTCTGTGATAAGTCTTTTATATCCCGATTGTGGTGGCGTTCTAAAACATCCAGTGTCATCACCTATTCTTAAAGTTGCATTTTTTTCTACCCAATCAATCAATGGTAATTGTATTAGGTCATGATATGGGCACTCATACACTTGAGGTTCAAATGGAGCAGTAAGCCCAGGCAAATAATTATACTTTAAATCTTTATCCATCTACTTGGATTTACTAAACAAAAATTACCAGACTCTTTTCTAGTAGTTATTAAAATATCGTATGATATTGAATATCTGTTTGTTATACCATGATACTCTCTAACTTCATGATTCAAAGTGGACGGAAAAATTACTAATCTATTTTGAACTGCATTGTAGTATCTTGTTCTTGAACTGCCATATGTTGGTTTAACATGAAAGATAGGCAACCCAGATAAAGTATTTGGTTCTGGTGAATAGACCACCAATTGTCCTGTATTATTATCTTTCTCTGTTCTTACATAAAAGACTGCACTAAAATGAGATTGACAATGATTATGATACCCAACTCCTCCACCATTTACACATACTATGGGCCACGATTGAGGAATGTATATGTCTGAGCCTGGATGAATATCAGTTGGTTCTAGTGTAGCACCCAGTTCCTCTATGTATTTTTTAAGATGAAATGATACCTGTTTTGTTACCCAAGAGAACTCTGGTTCTGCCGATATTTGAGAATCACCCAATATCTCTCCAGTAAAACTTGGAACAAATCCAGCATGCTGTATATTTTTATTATAAAATTTATCGATATAACTTACCATACCCACATGCACATCATCGGGCGTATCTAGATCTGCTTGATATACTGTGGTAGGAAATAGATAATCAATCATTTTATTATTCTATCACATCCCATGTGACATGTCCACTGCCATCATCATTTGAGGTAACTGATGTATCCATATTTCCACCGTAGTAATCCTTCAATGATATGTTTCCTGATATGACTAGTCTGTTTAAAGATTCATCTTTTACATTATCTACACCGTGCAACATCCATGCAGGCCAGGCAAACATATCTCCTTTACTTTGATGTTCTGGATATATTTTATTGTCATCATTATCTAAAAAATAAAAACATTTCTGTTCAGAACAATTAAGAACATGAGTGAATGATATTATTTCTGTGCCACCAAAATGCGAATGAGCGCCATGAGTATCCGTTTCAGAATTATACATCTGAACCCACAGGTTATAGTAATATCTACTTCTCTTATACATCCCCAAGTCTTTCATAATCCCATCTATGATATCTCCATAGTAAGGAACTAATATATCTGAGAAAGTCGTTGAGCCAAAACCTCCTAAGTATGAGGTATAAAACTTTTTTTTATCAATGTGGTTATCCTCTATTCTCTTGAAGATAAGAGATTTGAGAGATTCTGGAACATCAATATTCCTTTTCCATATAATCATAAAAAGAAACCCTC